AATAGAGGTAAAGTTGGATATGATTCACCATTTTACACATCACGTGTTAACGGTAGACCTTTGATATTCGAAGGAATTGAATTATATGAAGGATTGGGGTTTAGTTCGGGTTCTAATGCAATGATGGCTGGAAGATATGCGGAAGAATATGAAAAAAAAATGATTAATTTTTATTAATAATTTGTTTTTGTGATATAAATAGTGTTAGGGAAGACCTCTGCCGAATCTCGCTTAAATCTAAAGGAGATGGAGGTGCTTATTATGAGAAAAGACCTTATGCCAGTAGGACGAATTAACCAATTGTCCATGTTTAACGATTTTGAGAGGATTTTTGATCACGTATTTGGCAACGTGGCTCCCCTCACTCAGCAAAATAGTTATCCTGTATGCAACGTTTTTGTTGATAAGGATGAGGTATTGAACTTTGAGTTCGCTTTAGCTGGGTTCAAAAAAGAAGAAGTTGTCGCAGAAGTTGAGGACAATGTTCTGACTGTAAAGGCAGAGAAGTTGACCGATGAGACAGACAACAAGTACATCATCAGAAAGTTTGCGAGACGTTCTTTCACAAAGCAGTATAATTTAGGTGATTTTCATGATCCAGATACTGCACAAGCAAAGTTTGAAGATGGTGTTCTTACAGTGACCTTCGCTAAGAAGGTTCTGGAACAACCAGAAACTAAAGTCAAGAGACTAGAAATCTAAGGAGTTCCAGAGGTCTTCCCTACAATTAATATTTATAACACCTATTTCCGGGGTATTCTTCGGGACACTAAACACTAAATCAGATGTAATATGTGTGAAAAGGTCAATCTCTTGGCAAATGGCAAACTTGACAAGACAGTGTTGATATGATATTTTATGGTTAAATCAATATAATGGCAAACTGAAAGGGATTTATAATATGAAATATCCTTATTGTGACTACAAAGATGGCTGGGATAGTAAAAACCTAAAAGTGGTTGAAGGTGATTCCGGTGAGTTATTTACTCTGTCCAATGATATTAAAGCAGAAAGAACTTACGAGAGTGGATATTTAAGACGTGAGACTGTTTACTTTTGCCCTGAATGTGGTAAGCCTTTTATTGATGTGTAGTGCATTATTCAAAGATATAAATAAAAGAACAAGCAGCAAAAATAAAATAAAGTGTGAGGTGTAGTATGTCAATTGCAGCATTTGGTGTTCCAGTTTTTAATTCTCAAGGAAATTCAAGAAAACCACCCATTATTGTCGGGGAAATTAATGATAAACTTAGACAATTAGGAGTTTCATCTCAAGATGTTATAACAATTCAAGTGGAGCAGGACTTTTATCACGTATTTTATCGTAAATCCGACTAAATGCAAAAAAGCACATACCCCCCATTGTACCAGATGTGGGGGGTGTAGCTATTTTTTGTCTATATTAAGTTAACACCTTTACTTATAATATACTTTTATTATTATAATAAAGGATAAATTTATTCAATTTTAGTGGTGTTAATATAAAGGAGAACTTATGTCTGATGAGCAAGAAATAGATATATCAAATTTAAAACAATATCTTGACTCTGATCATCCATTGTTAAATAAATTTAAAAGTGCTGCACCGGGGACGTTTAGGCACTCAATGAACATTGCTGATTTATCGGAATCAGTTGTATCTGATCTTGGTCTAGATGCCACCCTTATGAGAGTGTGTGCATACTATCATGATATTGGTAAGATGATGAATCCTAAATATTTCACCGAAAATCAAAATGGTGAAGGAAACCCTCATGATAATCTTGAACCGCATATTTCATATCAGTTAATAACACGACATGTATCAGATAGTTTGTTAATATTAATCAATGAGACTGATATGCCTAAAAATGTTCTTGAAATTATATCAGAACATCACGGGGATTGTTTGTTGAAATCGATATTCAAAAAATCATCAAGTAAAAGTGAAGATTCTTTCAGGTATAGATGTAAGAAACCATCAAACGAATATTCATCCATCCTAATGATTGTTGATGCAGTAGAGGCAACCGCTCGTTCTGTTGCTGATAAATTAATCACACCCGAAGCAAAGAAAAAAGTTGTCAAGGATACAATTGATAGATTAAGGGATGATCAACAATTAGATGAAATGAAGGTTGGAACTTTAAGACAGGTGCAGCAGAGATTGACGCGAGAACTGGACGGGATATATCATACTCGTTTGGATTATGATGAAGAATTAAAAATGGAAGAAAAATGAATTATTTTGAACACATGAGGGCCAATTTTAAAGTATCTTTTCGTTGCTTCATGTTGATGATTTTTCATTGTATGCATGGTTTGATACCAATAAAATGGACAAGTCATGAGTTTTGGAAATTTTAAATAAAAATAAGGAGAATTTGTATGGAACCAGAAATGGTAAAATGTGGTAACTGTGAGAGTGAGGCATGGAACGAGATTATCATGTTTGCTAAGGTGTCAGCTGTGGTTAGTCAGACAGGTAAAGCGGGGATTGCTCCTGTAGGAAGTACTTATATTTGTATGAATTGTGGTACCAGTATTGAAGAATCCGATGCAGTAAAATCGTTATCCGATAAAGAATCGACCTTGATTGTTTAAGGTTTTTGTGATACTATTTAGTTGAGGTCGGGATAGAGGAGTCTATGATGGTACTTAGGGCAAAAAAATTCGCATTAAAGGCTCATGAGGGCGATACATACGGGAAAAACTATCCCTACTCTAAACATTTGAATGATGTTTACAACGTTTTGGTGACATTTGGAGTCTTTGATGAAAAGGTTCTCATGGTAGCATGGTTACATGACACCATTGAGGATACAATGGTTGTTTTTGAGGACATAGAAGGTGAGTTTGGTACTCAAATAGCAAATCTAACTTATCTGTTGACCGATAAACAGGGAAAGAATCGTAAGGAACGGCAAGGACTAACATATCCCTTATTGGCAGAAGATCATTATGCAAGGTTGGTAAAACTTGCTGATCGTATTGCTAACGTCACTATGACAATGCATGATAGCCAAGAAAAATTTGGTATGTATGCCAAAGAATTTCCTTATTTTATGGAAACCTTTATACCTAAAATGAAACCCGCTGATGAATATCATGACGTTGAAGTTCATATGTGGGAACATCTTAAAAAATTGATGGTGGTTGGACCTTTTATCGAATACTAAATTTTACCCTTGACGTTGACATAAATGCCGTGGTACAATTCCTTGTAATGAGGTTCTATCACGGCTTTTTTATTGGAGGAAGTTATGAAACGGAGATATTTTTTCGAAGAAACGAAAGGACTCAAGGCTGACATTAAACGTCACCGTGAGACTGAGCAAGAACTGCGTGACAAGATTTCCGAATCCGAGGCAAACGATCAAGAAGCATTCGCCCGTTCCTATCGTAACCTTCTGGACATTCTTCTGTGTTCCAAAGCACAAGTTGTTGGTAAGATTGGAAAAAAATAACTAAAGAGAATGGAGTGTTCTTTGGGTCATTACTCTAAAGATAGGGTATATAAAAATCATGGTTGAGTGTTTTTTTAGTTCTGATCATCATCTATTCCACACGAATATTATCAAGTATTGCAACCGAACCTTTGCTAATTTGGATGAAATGCACCAGTTTGGTATTGAAGAGTGGAATAGTGTAGTAACACCTAATGATATTGTTATCCATTTGGGTGACTATATCTGTGGTGGTACGAAAGAACAAATTACCGAAATTACCCAACAATTGAATGGAACGAAGATTCTCATTATGGGTAACCATGACCGTAAAGGAAAACAATGGTTCTTGGATGTAGGATTTACACGTGTATTCAAACACAGGTGGTCAATGGGTATGTACTGTTTCAGTCACAGACCCCAAGAAGCCGAGTATTTGACTGCCCTTGGAGTACGATATAATCTACATGGTCATTCCCATAAACATGATTACGGTGACCCATATTACAATTTCGGGGTTGATGTAGTGGGTTGGAGACCAAAGAAAGTGAAATTAAATTTAGAAAAGGATGATTTATTAAATGGCGAAGGTATAACCGCCCCTGATGAGTTGATTGACTATAAACACGGTAAGAAAAGGAACTATGTATAAATACAGGTATGGATATCTTTGACTATGAACATACAGGTATAATTTACAGGGTCACTAACTTGACCAATGGTAAACTATATGTGGGTCAGACCACCAGACCACTACGCCAGAGGTATAGTCAACATAGAAGGTTTAAGAATGGCACGTTGTATCCTGTCATACAGAAGTATTCAGACGAAGAGTTGTTGTGGGAAATAGTTTGTGAGTGTTCTAATATTGATGACCTGAATTATTGTGAGGATTTTATAATAAGACGATATGTGTCTGATGGATATACCTTATACAATAGAACCGTTGGTGGTGGTCTTAATGCAGAACATACCGATGAGGTTAAAAAGAGGATAAGTGATTCGTTGAAGGGTAGGTTTACTGGTGAAGACAATTCCATGTATGGATGTATAGGTGCCTATCATGGAAAATCTCTATCAGAAGAACATAGAAGGAAGATGAGTGAATCCCATAAGGGTAAACCATTAACCAATGAACACAGAGCATTGATAAGTGATGGTATGAAATATTCGTATTCTGTTTACTTTGATGATGGAAGTGTGAGAGAATACATAAATGCCGACCAGAGGGATATTTGTAAAGAAATTGGACTTGGTTCAGCGGTAACGTTCCGTTCCTTTTTTGGTGACAGAAAACCCTTTAAAGGTATAGTAAAGATAGAAAAAATGAAATTGTGAGGTAGTATATGGCAAAGGTAAACTTAAGTGTCACAAGGACGCTTACTATAAACACGGGAAATTACGAAAGTATTAAACCATCGGTAACATTAACTGTTGTTGATGTTGACCCTGATAATGTGAGTGATGCCTATTTAGCAGTAGAAGAGGCAATCAGCGGTTTAATTAAGATGGAAATCTTGAATTGTTATAGTGATGGGAAGAAATTAAGCGAAGGAATTGATCGATATTGTCGTGACGTTAACAATAATATGGCAGAAATTGGTACAAACATTGAGAAATCTCTTCATGAACTGAGCAAATTTTAATAAA